ACCTACAAACTCTGGTAACATATTAAATTTAAATGCATATATGATTCTTTGTATTTCATCGGCCTCATCTTGACTTCTTGGCATCATTTTAAATTCAAAAGTAAACTTTCTTTTTCCTATACCTTTAAATACTAACTCCATTCTATCGGCCATCACTACACCTTTGGCCATCTCTGCTGCCTCAACTGCACCAGCAAGACCAGGTATCTCTGTTAATGCTTTTAATCCTGCTCTTTCTGCGGCAGCACCAACATCACTCATGGCATTATCTACTGCCGTTTCTATTCCAACATTACCCATGAGTGCCTCTATGATACCTGGTACTGCAGCCCCCATTGTTGTATCTGTGTATTCAGCACCATAAGAAACTTTTGCATTAGTTGGCATATACATGTTTATAACAGTATCTAATCTTTTAGTTGGTAATTTATCAATCAGTATGGTTGATTCTTTATCTTCAACTCTTGTTGTTTGTACTGTGGGATTATGTTTTACTCTACCTGTGGTGTCTAATTTTAATCCACCAATCGTGTCTGTAAAACCAGATATTAAATTTTTAGATATGGAATCTGGTACGATTGATTGTATGAATCCACCTAGTTTACTATCAAACTTTTTTTGTATGGATGATATTCCTTTTTGTTGTGCAGCCTTAACTAAGTTCTCTGTTCCTGCTGCAGGTTTCTCTGTTTCATCACCAAATTTTAATTTAGTATTTGCTTGTTCATTAATCATAAACATAACATAGTGTCCATGATTACCTATACCAGGGTCTGCACCTACATCAATAGGAAAAGATAACATGTTTGTTCCTTGTCTACTACGATTAATTGGTGCTGATTCAGATGAATCAGGCCCTGTGATATCACCACGAACAAGATTACCTATGTTTCCAGCAACCCTTCGTAAGTTTTTTCCTAATAATCCGACTGCAGCAGACTTGCCTTGTCTCTTTAAGTTATCTAATGCCATGTATAAATAGTCCTATAAGATTTAAAGTATTTATAACGATTATGACATATAAAGGACTGTTTAAACCCAAAAATCCCTCTAAGTATAAAGGGAATGTTAATGAAATAGTGTATCGTTCTTCTTGGGAAAAGAAGATGATGATATACTGTGACACTACTGCATCTGTGGTAGAATGGGGTAGTGAAGAATTGGTTATTCCATATCTTTCGCCATGGGATGGTCGTTATCATAGATATTTCCCTGATTTTTATGTTAAAGTTAAAGATAGAAGTGGTAAACTACAAAAGTATATCATAGAAGTTAAACCTAAGAATCAATGTACACCACCAGAAAAAACTCCTAAAAGAAGAACAGGTAAATGGTTTAGTAGAGTAAGAACATGGGGTATCAACAAAGCAAAATGGAAATCAGCAGAAGAATTTTGTAAGTCTCATGGTATGCAGTTTAAAATATTAACCGAAGACCATTTAAATCCTCGTTAGGCCATATATCCTAAAGCTTTTGCAAAATCACTATCCTCTATATTTTCATTACTAACTGACGTGTTAGATGATGAAGAATTATCTCGTACTGAATTATCAACATTTATGACTGAAGGTTGTTGTGCACCAGACAACGCACCTAGTTTATCTAACGCACCCGCCAACATATCTTCTGCAGATTGTTCATTTTTACCCATAGCCTCATTTTCTATATCTCTTACTTGATTTCCTGCCGCCATTTGTTCATCTGCATGTTTTTTCTTTTTATCTGCCTCTTCTTTTTCTTTTTCTGCAGCCTGTTTTTCAATTCTGTATCTCGCAGCATCAAGTTTTCTTTTTTCATTTGCCTTTTTAAAGTTATCTGTTTCAAATTCTTCAAATTCAGTGCCAAATAATTTGTTTGATAATTTAATGAAAAAATTACCTACCCTTGCAAAACCATCTTTTATAGCACCTACTGCAACTGCAAACAAATTACCGATTCCACCCAATTCATTAACATAATTTTTAATATCATCAAAGTAATAAACTACTGCTCCAATTGCTGCTGCTATTGCTGCTATTATTAATCCTATAGGATTTGCTAGTAACATTATCATAAACTTTTTCACATATCCTAACATGGTAATTGCGGCTCTACTAATCCCTTTGCCTACATTAACAAACCCAAGTCTTAGTAATGACAATGCCTTCTTAATTTTACTACCGCCGGCAAACACAGCAGTTTTATTTAAATCCGTGTATATGAATTTTATTCCACTAATTATTCCTGCCACTGCTCTGTATAATAACCTAGGTTTAAATGCAAAAAGGATGCCGAGAATTACAGCAAAGTTATTATAAAGTAGAGAAAAGATACCTGTCCAAGACATTTCAAAATTTTGGATATCTCTATAAAAGGCTGTAAACGCTGGAACTATTTCATTTATTAGATAATCTAATATACCCTTAAACACATCACTTGTTAAAAACTGTCCTAATAAAAATAGTCCTAATGCTATACCAACCCCTTGCATAAAAACTGGTGTCTCCCCCACATAATTATTAAAAGATTCTTTTAAACCAGTTAGTTTATCAGCTATTAATTCTAGTGCGTCTTTTTGTTGGTCATCTACTCTCTTTTTTTCTATCTCTTTTTCTTCCTCTAAAGATTTTGCCCTTAGTTGATATCTTGCATCATCTTGATATCCCTCTCCTATTTCATCAGCCATTTGTTTAAGAAGTGCTTCTTGGGATTCAACTCTTTGTTGAAATTCAAGTCTTGTTTGTGCTTCTTTCTCATCTATGTTATTCATTTGCATCAATGCTATTTTTTTCTGCTCATGCACTGATTTTGCTTCTCTTTCATCTTCTTCTTTCTTTTTAGCTTTTGCCTCCTTATCTCGTTCTTTTTTCATTCTATCTAGGCCGGCCTGAAAGGTCTTATTCCTATTTTTTTGTTCGGTTATAGCTATTTGTTTTGGGTCCATTATTTTTTACTCGTTCCTGCGTATAGTCCAAACCATGCTGCACCTGCACCAACTACAATACTGACTAAACCAGATTGTTCCATTGTTGGATTAGGTAGTTCCATGTACCATATGACTACTTTGTATAATAGATAGATGTATGTTGTAATGAATACTCTAGGAAATATTCTCCATGCATCCACAGCTCTTGCCATGTCTATCCATGATTGATATTGATTTTTACTAGAATCTACAACATTTGTATCTACTTCTAGTTCTATATTTACTTTTTTAGTTTCTGTTTCAGCCATTGTTTTTCATCCTTTGATTTTCTTTCTCTGTTTTTTCATTTTCCTCTTTTATAAATTTTTGTAATAAACCTATATAAATTTCTCTCTCCCATGGTATCATATTTTCTAATTCAGTTAAAGAGTATTTATGATGTTGCATGAGAGCAAAATTAGTTTTGAAGTAATTTTCTAGGCTCTCATGAGAGAGCCCTACACTAAAAAATGCTCTAGACCCTCCATTAAAACTTTACTTTCTACCTTAGTATTAGGATTTGTCACACTTACATAATGTCTTAATCTTGGCATTGTGTCAAAAAAATCATTAACTTTCATAAATTGGTCGGGGCTCATACTTTCAAAAAATTCATCTAATTCTTTTTCAGGCATGTCTGGCCCATTGTAAATATTTTCTCCATGATGAAGTTCTTTTACACATTTATTAATAATTTTAAACATTTCCATAGTAGATGTATTTTTCAATGTTTTAACATCATCCATTATAGGATATTGCATAACTAACTTAATATCATCATTAACTTGTATAACATTTGTATGTTCTTCATCTATCTGTACATCAATATCATCTAAATCTATTTCTGTCATTACTTGTGTTTTTTTATCATCTGGGCAAACTACATTTACATTAATTTTTGACCCAACAGATTTTGCTCTTATCTTTAAAAACAAATATTCAACATCAAACATTGGTAATGCATTAACTGATAATTTATTAAATGTACAACCATCTATAATGTCTTTTAATGCATTATATAAATCATCTTGATTTTTACTTTCTTCAGCTAAAATCAATAATTTTTGTTCTTTTACTAAGAACGGTCTAAATTTTATCTGTTCACCTGATGACGGTAATGTCAAACTGTGAACAGGCGCTTCTAATTTTGGTAATGCCATAATTATTCATCCTCTAGTTTATTATCTATAGTCTTGTTTTAACTTTTGGTAACTTTCTAAGTAGTTTGTTTTCTACAGAGTTAGCCAACAAATCAAATGCACCTTGTATTATTCTCTTAGGTAAATCACTTTGACCTTCAAGTATATCCCAATATCTATAAGAGAAAGTAACATCCATTGTTGCCAATTGATTTTTAGTTTCTCCATTTAAAGCAAAATCTCCTATCACTTTAGGAAATGCTTCAATAAGTTTTATACCATACATTCTTAAATTTTTTTCATTGAGTAAATAAATGTTTACTTCACCCACATAATCATCATAATATTTTGCACTAAAATCACCTGGGCTTATTGCTTGATTCTGCCATTCTTCAAAAAATCTTCTGTCTTGACCATTTATATTTAACATACTAAATTGTGCAGTAATGTCAGCATAAGTAGAAGCACCACTTACGATATTTCTTGACGGCCCTTGTAAAGTATTATCTTCTGCTTGTGTCATTGTTCTGCCTGGTAGATTAATACTAGTACACTTTAAAGATACATCTCTATTCGTTCCATTTTTAGCCAACTCACCTAAAGTTAGAGATGACCCTGCATTCATACCTTCAGGTCTAGTCACACTTCTTGGTGGTTGTATTACCACTTCGTAACGAGATACTCTAGCATAAGAATCTTCTTGATGAATAAGACCCAAGAATTCATTTAATACTCCTTGTGCAAAACCCTTTAGTGGTTTAAGTGCCATTATATCATTCCTCTTGATTTAGCAAACACATGACTGTCAGATTGTTTCTTAAATCTCTGTACAGGTAATAGTGTTGCAACAATAAATTCATCTGCTTCTACTTTTCTAAAATTTGTTTTCACATTACTTGCCAAGTATCTTTTTAGACAAGGTTTAATTAAATCTACTTTTTTTAGATTACTATAATTAGTTCTTAATTCAGTAGTTTTATCAAACTTATCATTATTACTATAATCCATTAGTCTATCTAATAATCTAATTCTCATAGGCATAGATAGATAGTGTAAATTGATTCCTAAAAATCCATTTTTATATTCTTCAATGGGTAATACTAAAGGAAATGTATCATAATATGGTAATTTCTCTTTTAGTTTAGGGTCATATACAAACATATTTAGTATACCAAAAGTGGGTGTTGTGGTTCTTTTACCATCACGAATCAAATCAGCAGACTTTGGTGTTCCAAATTCTTTTATTTTATCACGAAACCATTGTGTTGATTTAGGTCTACCACCTGCTGCCTTTAAGACACTTTGGATATATTTACTTCTTGCCATATATGTATTTATAAGGATTGTATAGAATTATACAAGAAAAAGTGCCCCTAAAGAATTGCAGTTAAACTGCCTTCGGCAATAGGGGCACCACATGATTACTCAGCTAGTTTTTCAAAATATGCTAATGTATCATCTTCCTCAACTACAGGTGTTTCCACTTTTGTAGTTACAGGTTTTGTATCGACTTTAGGTTTTGCAACAGGTGCATCATCTAAATCATCAGCAACATTACCAACTTTTACAGTACCAGAAAGCACTGCATCTAGTCTGGTCTTTAACTCATCATAAGATTTGAAGTTTGAAGCCGCAGTAAACTCTGCAAGAGAGTATTGTGATTTCCAAACTTTATTTGCATCATCATCACTTTCAAAAAGTTTTGATGTGTCTTCAAACTCTGATTTATCATAGTTCCAAAAACCATCTACTTTTCTAATTTTTAATTTGAAGTTTGCACCTTCCCAAAAATCAAATGGGTTGATTGCCTTTTCATCTTCAAACTCTGGTGACATTGCTGCAGTTATCTTATCAAAGATTTTCTTACCGAAACGGAACAAGAATACTTTACCTTCGTTCTCTGGGTGTTTTGTATCACTTACTACATAAATGTTTGAGAAGTATTGTAATTTTCTTTTCTGTTTACGAGCAATCTCTTTATCAGATTCTAAACCTGTATTCCATAATCTAGTGTTATGTTCAGACACAGGGTCTTTTTGATTGAGTGTTGTAAGAGAGTTCTCAATATACCATTGACCTGTTGGGCCTTGAAAAGCATGATTCCATACTTTTGCCCATGGTAGGTCTTCACCTTCACATGCAGGTAAAAAACGAATGACTGCATATCCATTGCCAGACTTATCTAGCTCTGGTTTCCACAACCTTTCATCTACATATGATTTTTTCTCTTGGGGAGCAGATTCACCTTTTGCTGCATCTAACAACTTATTAAGTGACCCACTGCTTTTTAGACTATCTAATGACATAATTTTTCTCCGTATGTTATTATATTATCGTATGTTTATTTGTGTATCTTTCGATACATAACTATTTATAATAGTTATTCTTGCTACTTTACTATACTTGACATCTTTTGTCAAGGTCTTTATAGGTAATACTTTGTACATTATTACAAACTAAAGGACTAGCATCTTCATTTACAACCCAATAAAATTGTGTTTCTGGGAAGTCTTTAAATGTCTGTATTAATTGTGTAGTCCAATTATCAGTATTAAATCCTTTTGATGTTTCTGGTAGATAATTCTTTGTTCCTTTGTAAATATTATTAATAGGTTCATCATATTCACTCAGGTCAAATCCTAACATATATACTTCATCAGAACCTTCTTGAAGTAAAGAAGCTTCTTGACATGATAGATGTATGGCAGTTGCACCTGCACACCATTCTCTAGGATACTCTATATAATCAACACTATCTCGCTCATTTAACCATGTGATATATAAACCTACATTTGTATAACATTTATTCTTACAGTCTTCTTTGTCTAGATGAGGAAACTGATTTATCATTTCATGATAGTTTTTTTCTGCAGTTGCTAACTCTTTTCCTTGAACTACACATTTTGTTCTATCTTTTCTTTCAGTTTCGTGTATATGTTTTGGTGCATAATTTATCTTTAAAAATTCTGGGTCAAAATTTTCTAATATAGCCCAATCTGCAAAGTAACATTGATTTGTTTCTGCATAACCAGATTCGTATATCTCTTGTTGTATACCATAATCTATTGCAATAAGATTATCTACAACGGCATCTCTGTAAATTGCATTACAACCCCATGTTTTAAAACCTTTGTAAGATTTAGTTATATCCCAAACTTGTCTAGATTCACCATTTCCATAAATTAAACTTTTCATGATTCTTTAATGTTTGTTACTTTACTTGGTGTAAATCTATTTTTTATATCTTCTTTTGCTTCTTTTAAAGTTAAATTTCTAGAAGCGTAGACAAAAGTATCTTTACCATCTAATTTTAATGTATATTTTTTATATTGTGTTTCCCATATCATAATAAAGCCTCCAAATGATATTTATAATTTCTCCCAATGTGATTTCATTTCATCAACAACTCTTGTGTTATAAAATTCTTCATTAAATAAATCAAAAGCTATAGTAATTCTTTCTCTAGACATTAATTGAATATCTGTATAATGTTCTATCCAATTAGGAAACAATGTTATCTTACCTATTTCATTTAAAGATGAATATACTTTTTTAGTATATGGATTCACATAATGAGTTTGTGTATCATTTGTTTGAATACAAATATGGCCACCTAGATATGATAATGGTTGATTATAATGAGAATGTTTTTTTATTTCTTGACCAGCTCTTAAAACATTTGCCCAGCATTGTCCATATAAATCTAAATTGTCATATCCCAATGCGTTTATAAATTTATCATGTGTTTTTCTAACAACCTCTTTTATATTTAAATTTTCCCATTGAAAAAGGTTAAAATAAGGATACCTTGAAGTTAAACTTTCATTACCTAAACCTGTATTGCCATCATCAAAGGCTGGATGTTTTTCAATAATATTTCTTTCATTACTTAAAATTATTTTTGTTACTTCTTCAATATCAATGTCATTTCTAATATCACTTTCAAAAATATAAATCTCTTGTGCAGGAGAAGCAAAAGGTGTTAGGGGTTTTTCAGAAATTAATTTTATAAGTTTATCATTCATTAATCTATAACTTCAAATTCTTTATATTGTGTTTCCCATATCATAATAAAGCCTCCAAATGATATTCATAAATTCTTAAAAACCAATCTGTATAAAAATGATAGTGTATAATACCAGCAAGTAGTATTAATGAACCCACTATATTAACAATTATCAATGACCAGTCTTTCCATATCCAACCCACTACTAACCAACCTGTAATACCTGTAAATTGAAAGTACATATTATATGGATACATATCCATAGCCGTAGTGGCAGCACCTATAATTAAAACTATACTTGCAAACCATTTTATATACCAATCTATTCCGTCTGGTCTGTTCATAACATTTCAAAATACAATTCATCATTTAATATTTCATAACCCTCATATTGTCCATTTGTCATAACATGAGTATAAACTTTTTTACCATGTGTGTTAATCATATTAACCCACCACTCTATTGGTTTTTGTGTACAATGTGCATTTTCTCCATTTGGTAATATATCTTCAGCAGGACTTGTATCTATTCCTAAAAAAACAAACTTGTTTGCTCTTTCAAATATTTCTTTAATTACTTGTGGTATTTCTTCTTCTGGTATATGTTCTAATACATCAAAGGATATTATACCATCAAAATTACCCTCTGGTAATTTACTAAATTCTTCTATTGCAGGGTCATATAACTCTGGCATGATTCCCCAATGTTTATGATGATTATATTTTAAATAACCTTCTGCCTTACCGCAACCATAATCAAGTATAGTTTCTGATTTAGTATCACGAACTAAATCAACTACATAATTTAAATAAAATTTTAGTCCACCACCATTTCCATAATTGATATGTTCATTATGATATTGTTTATATAAATTTATATATTTTTCACTCATGACATTAATTCTTTTAAAACAAATTTAAATTTTGTTGCATCGAATTTTAAAAAACTTTTGTAATCATTCATAAGTTTAGAAACATCTTTCCATGTATAATCTTCTTCAAGTTTAACATTCCACATTTTACTAAATCCTAATATACTATTAAGTATTACCATGCTCTCTAGTGACACTCTTTTACCAAGATATTCTTTTAGTAATTTAGGATGCGTATTTTCAGATACCGCAATAAGTTTTGAATCTAATATAGGTTCAATCTCCGATTTAAATGTATAACTTAAACTTTGTATTTTCTTCTTCCAATGTATATAGTTATCTTCATCAAACTTACCCACCCAACCTTTTGGATGTATTAAAAAATTAGCAAGTAAATAGTCTTGTATGTCTTGTTTACTTTTATATTTACGAGTTAGTTTGACAAAGAAAACTCTATCATTCCTTTTATAGAATGAATCTCTTGATACTTTGGATTTACCATTGTATTTTACAAAGTCATAATCACTTTTATCAAAGTGTGCTTTCATCGCACAGTACATCAAATACGCATCTATTGGTTGCATTAATTATTTTAGTCTTCTAAATCCTCTAATAGTTCTAAATCTTCTTTTGATAAACCTGAAAGAGTTTGAGCTCTACCATTTAGTTTTACGATTTCTCTTAATATTCTAAATGTAATAGTTTCTATTACTCTATTTTTTATAGGTTTTTCTATTAAAGTTTTTTGTTTATTACCTTCTTTTGAAGCCCACTCTTTAAAATTCTCACTAAAGAGCTCATCTTTAATATCTGATTCATTATCATTTTTTAATACTTGTCTAGTATTTGCCAAAGCACAAACGAGATATGATGATAATTGACCTTCTTCAAAGTTATCTTGAAGTTGCTCTGATGCCCAGACAAAATCATCATCTAATATGTTTTTATCAACTAAAGAACCATGTTCTCTCTCTTGATAACCTAGTTCTTTTTCAACAAATGCAAATCCACCCATATTTCTACCACCAGGTTTTAATCCACAAATATTAATGTTTGCTCTATCTAAAACATGTTTCATATCTTTTGCATATTCTTCACCAGCCGCATATCTTGCAAAAAATATTTCATCTGCACCCATTCTTTCAGATTTTGCATTTCTAACAGTAAAAAGTTCTGCCTCTTTTATTCTTTGTAGTTCTATTGTAGGTGCAGTATGTGTATAACATGAATGTTCAAGTCTTATCATACCGCATAATAAAGCCATGATTGACCTTCTAAATCCGTCCCATACAAATTTCTTTTTATTTGAACGAACTGCAATATCAATATGACCTGCTTCTTCCAAACTAAATCCACCTGACCTTTGTAAGTGTTGTAATAATTTTTTTAGTTTAAGTTTTCTTTGATAAGTTAAATCAACATATACTTCATCTAAATTTACAGTAGATTCTGATTCATCAATTATAGCAGGTTTAAAACTATCAAGTGTTTTATCTTTAAATGTTTCACATTGTTTGATTATTTTAACTATATCAATTAGTTTGTGTTCACCAAGTGGTAAGTTTTGAAGCTCAGTTTGAACCTGAGCAAAAGTTTTTGCATTTTTAATTGCCATTATTTTTCTCCTATCTTGTTAATAGTTTGTTGTTTTGAGAAACAGTATATTTCTCTAATTCTATTTATAAAGGTAATTTTGCCGCCTTTGGAAGATAATTTAAATCTCTTGCATTTGCCTCTATTTTTTCTTTTAAACTTTTTGTTAATAATTTTGCAACTGATACAGGTTCAATACCCATTTTTTCACAATAGATAGATATTGCATCAAGATGTGTACATCTTTTATCAAATGCAATCTTTTCTATCTCTAATGAAAATGTCTTAGGGGTGTGGACTGTATTTTTATCATCAGTCATTAAACACAACCCGTTGGTTTTGGTAATCCACCATATTTTGCAATCTTTTTCATTGGGCCTGATTTAAAAACTTCATATAACTTACTTGCCTTTCTATCCATTCCAAATTCTTTTGCAAAGTTGCGCACTGCAGGAACTGTTCCTGTTTCATTATACATTTCTCTTGCTTTGTCTATGTAGGTTTTGATTTCATCTGTAATGACAAAATCATCTTCTTCTGCCATTTGATTCATGACTTCTTCTGACCAGTCATTTGTATTGACTAAAAAGCCGTCACCATCTCTGTTTAAATCCATAATATACTCCAATTATTTAAAACCATTATACTAGGTTGTTACAAAAATGTCAAGTATTTTTAAGCAATTCTTTCATCTGCTTTTTCATACCACTTCTTAGCTTCTTCATCCCAATCATCTGTTCTAACATAACTTGATTCTCTAGGATGACCAACCATATTAACATCTACATCTTCTTCGATACCATCTAAGAAGTTTTGTAATCCTATTCGTTCAATCATCTCACCGCATCTTTCGTGTTCTAATGCGTTATCTGCCCAGAAGTCTATTGTTTTCTCTGCAAGCTCTACTAGATATTCCCAATCTTCCTCTGTTTCTAATTTAATAAATGGTTTAATGACTGTACCCATAAGGTCACCAATCTTCAATGTTCTTTTACCACCCATTAGAATTGTTGCACCTTTATCATCACCTGGGTGTAATGCCTTAGGAACAACATTCAGACAATGCATACATCTTACACAAGACTTGTTATCTACATCAAGTGTATCATCATCACTAAGAGATAAAGAATTAGTAGGACATCTAGTGATGATATTATCAATCGCATATTTTCTTCCCTTTTCTTTTAAGAATTTTTTCCATTCTTCTTGATTTACTTGCATGTCATCACGCCATGTTCCTATGATAGACATATCTGCCCTTTCAATACTGTTCATACAGTCATTAGGACAACCCGATACTTTGAATTTAAATTTATATGGAAGAGCAGGTCTGTGCATATCATCCATGAAGTTATTAACTAAAAGTCTGTGTGCCTTATGTTCGTTTATGTTCGACATTTCACAGCGGCCTGCACCAACACATGACATAGCAGTTCTAACACATGGCCCTGCTCCACCTAAATCAAATCCATAATCATTTATTTCATCAAAAAAGTGTTGAGTGGCATCTGTGGTAGAACCTATAAACATAATGTTTCCTGTTTGACCATGAAATGTGACCAAACCAGAACCATACTTTTCCCATGAATCTGCTAACTTTCTAAGTGCATCTGTTGTATAGTAATTACCTGCAGGTGGTTGCACTCTTAATGTATGAAACTCTTTTGATTCTGGGAATTGATTACCTACTTCTGAGAATCTAGGTATGATACCACCACCATATCCATAAACTGATACTGTACCACCTTTCCAATAACCTTTTCTTGTTTCATACGAATGTTCTAATTGACCTAATAAGTCATTAGTCATTTTATTAATTCTTTCTTCTGGGTGTTTATCTCTAAGTGTTTTGATACCAGAAATAAAAGAAGGCCATGGGCCATTCTCTAACTCATCTAACATAGGTGTTTCATGTTTAGTAAATTTAATACTAGACTGAAAGTTTTTTATTTCTTCTTCTTTTACTGACATGTTAGAACGCCGCACTACTTCCACAACCACAGGTTGATTTTGCATTTGGATTATTGATTATAAACATACTGCCGTTTAGTGGGTCATCTTTGTAATCTATTGTTGCCCCATTGAAATAAACGCCACTCATTGGGTCTATCAATAACTTTGCACCATTTGTTTCAAATACATAGTCATCTTCTTTTTGTTGGTCTAATGTAAATCCATATTGAAAACCAGAACATCCACCACCTTGTATGAAACAACGAACATTTAATCTATCATCACCCTCACCTGCTAATATTACTTTTGCTTGATTAGCTGCACTCTCTGTCCAAGTTACCTGCATTGTACCACTCCTCTAATGTTTCTTCTAATAATGGTAAGTATTCTTGTTTATCTTTAATAAACTCTTGTACTGTACCATTTTCTGTTACAACTAAAATTACTATTTGATTAATAGGTTGACCTGTTAATTCTTCAAACATTTCAGCATATGCCGCAGTTTGAATATAGTAATTTTCATTATAAGAATCCTTTCTCTCATTTGTAGATGTTTTAAAATCTACGATTGATAACTCATGTTTATAGTTTGCTATCAAATCTGTTCTTCCTGCTACTTTATATTTATCAGAATATAAAGTTATCTCTTGTCCAATCACTTCATTTATGTTGTCAAAAGTCTTATCTTTTAATTCGTTAAATAAACAATAAGGTAAAAAGTCTTTTTTATGTTTTTCCATATCTAATCCATTTAGATAATCTTCACACATTTTATGAACTTTCGAACCTCTTACTGCGGCCTTATTTGCTATGTGTGTTGCAACATCATTTCCAACTTTCTTACGCCACTTCATCAAACCTTCTTTATTTCGAGGTGACAGAACTGTGGTAATAGAGGGATACTCATTACCCTCTGGTGTTATATAAAATCTTTGTTTATCAACTGTCTTTGTTTTTAAGACAGGGAAATCTAATAATGCCATTATCTATACATGTTCCCACTCCTTGCTTTCAAAGAGTAAAGATTCTGCCTCGCGTCTTCTAATTAAACCATCTAAAGTTTTACCACCTGCTTTATTCCACCTTCTCATTTCAAAAGGCACAGATTCATATTCTTGGTTATTTAATTTTTTTAACATTGTTGATTCTCTTAGATTACCTGGGCCTAAATTAAATGTCCATGCAACTAATGCGTCAAATTGACTTTGGTCTAATTCAACTATTACATTGTCTTCTACATATTCTTCAAATTTAAAGATATCACCTCTTAATAATTTTTCAGCTTCCTCTTGTGTACAAGTATCACCTTCTTGTACTCCCTCAGTATGACCATAACCTATAGTCCATACTCCTGCAGAACATTTATATGCTTTTAATTTACAACCCTCAAACTTTTTAATGAGAGATAAACCCTCTAAACTAATTTTCACAAGTCTACCCCTATACCAAGTTTAGTTTTTTCAATTAAATAGTTTCTTACAAAACCAGACCTTACAATATCTGGTATGTCAAATTCTACACAATTAAATTCTTCCATGTTCTCTAGTATTCTTAAAAAATCATGTAGACCATTTCTTTCATTTGTTTTTGTTAAATCTGTTTGACTAAAATCACCACAGAATATTATTTTAGAATCTTGTCCTACTCTTGTGATAATAGTATCTAATTCATGAAAGTTTAAGTTTTGGCATTCATCAACTATAATAATTGAATTGTCAAAAGTTAATCCTCTCAAAAATGATGTTGATACAAAATGTAAACTTCCTTGTCTTTTAAGTGCATCATATAACCCTCTAAATGCATCTTCATTAGGTTGTTTGAACATAAACTGTACCATGTTTGCATATGGCACTTGATACAATGCTGCCTTGTCTTCTTCATCACCAGGTAGAAATCCTATTTCTCTTGTTGGTATCAATGAACGAACAATCACAACTCTTTCATATGGTGTTCCATGTTTAAGAACATCTTGTAATGCAAGATATAATGATACAAATGTTTTACCTGTACCAGCACATCCAAAGAAAAAACCATTCTTCTCTGCTTTATGACCTTCAAATACTAATTTTTGATTATCTGTAATTGGTTCAATTTTTACCAAATCACCAGAATGTATTTCTTTCTTTTTTGACATTATACGCAACCTGTTGGTTTAGGTAATCCAGCAAATTTACATGCTTGTTTACCAGGGCCATATGGAAATAACTCATAAAGATATTTACTATTACCTTTATCTTTTCCTAATTTCTTTCCTACTGCTTTTGTTAAAACTCTAACGGCAGGTGCAATTTGATATTCTTCATAATACTCACGAAGAAAATTAATTATCTCCCAATGGTCTTCTGATAAATCAATACCATCTTCTTTTGCCATTACTGTTGCAACATCTTTTTCCCAATCATTTAGATTAGAAAGATAACCTTCTTCATCTACTTCTAATTGTTTACCATTTATTTCTATCATAACTATTTCCTAAATTTTTTTCCAAGATTCATCAAACATACACATTCTGGTACTTGTTTTATCTGCAGGTATTTTTTCTCTACCCTTTTCAACTATTTTATGAACTTCATACAAAAATTGAGTATCTAATAACTGCACTACTTTACCTGTAGCAACTCTATCAAAATAAGGTTCAGAATGTTCAATCGTATCACCTACTTCTGGTTTCGCCATCTATATCACCTTTATGTTTAACATAACCTTTTTTAGATTCTTTTTTTCTGTCAACTTCTACTGTTGCTCTACAAAATCTTTTTAAATATTTTTGTACGAAATTTCTTGTTTTTATATTTTGTGTCATAATATTCACCCTATCCTATAAAAGTAGGGATTAACTAATCCATGAGTTAATCCCCTGTGTACAATCTATTAAAAACTAATATATTGATTATATCACAGTACTATTTATACTATGGTGTCTTTTAAATTATACTTCTTAACCACTTTTTCCTTTTGAATATCCTTTGAAGACCTTCTTGAAAATCTGTCTGCAAGAGGGGTATTCGGGTTTTTATCAGCAATCTTTTGTAAAGTTTCTTTCATTCCACCATCCATTTTTTTAATAATGTGGTCACCTACAAAATTAGGTGCTGTTAGTACAGGTGATATATTTGGATTATCTTTTAGATAAGGTTCTTTCTCAGCAATTTTCATCACTTTATCGAACACTTCACCTGTGTCATTATTTTTAAATGTATATGTTGGCATTATTAATTTTTTGGAAACTCCACTTCTGATATATCTGGTTCTAAATCATTTACAGCTGCATGTAATTCTTCAACTTCATTTGCATTTGTATCACATGCATATTCTAGTGATATAATTTTCTTTTCTAAATCACTAACAGTTGCTTCTAAATTTTTAACCATAAGTTTTAAACCTTCAACATCTTCTGTTAAGTCTTTACTGTTAAATATTTCCATACCATTCTGGCCTCGTTCTATTTTTCCAATTCGCAAATCCTTTCTTTTCATTCATATAATAATTTTTATATGCCTGAATAGGATTGCCCACCACCTTACAATATTCTGGCATTGCCTGAGGTACTTCCGTCAGTCCAATGTCTTTAATATTGTTTGGTGCCCTTAATAGACTAATAGATGGTTTCGATGCACCATGTATTTTTCCATATCTATATGTATATTCCGAAAGACAAGCCATGTAAATCTCGTACATCAAACGATAATTTGATTTACTTTCACGCACCCACACATTACAAGGATGATTCACATGACTTGCTTTGTACAATATACTTTCCCTTTCATCAGGTAGTTTCCACCTTTTGATTCTGTGATTATTTTTTGTTCTGTCTTCATACAATTCACCATCTAAAAACCTATGTGCAGTAGATAGTAATTGTGCATATTCTGTTGCCATTTTTACAACATGTTTATCAACATGCCACTTGATATTTTGTATTGGGTCTTCATGTAGATAAAATATGTTCATTCATCAACTCCTTTACTTTTACTAAATTCTTATACTCTAATACACTCTCACTCATACTATCAATAGCCCCCTTAATCAGTCCAAAATCAGTCTTTAAGACATCTTTTAGAGGGTAGATATCAACATGTATTAAGAAGACTGCTGTGGTCCCCTCTATGACTGTTGCAGTCCTTTCATGTTCTACTCTGAATGTCAAATCATCTAAACTATTAAAATCGGGTCTATCATATTTTGGATGATTACTATATCCACCTAAAGATGATATACCCCAAGTATATCTATGATATGATTGCCCACTTGTCATGGCTCTTATGATGCCATCAGATGCACGAACTAATGCCTTATTATCTGCAATGGGTTCATGTAATTCTGCCAAAGTTTTTCCTACTTTATCTCCTGCATTCCATGATGACGGAAATGCCACAAAGCACGCTTCAAGTTTACCATTATGCATGATAACTACATCATCTTCAATCGCCAAACCTAAATCTTTTATACTATTACATTCTGTAAATAATTGATAATCATCAGGTTGATTAAACAATGATAATTTTGCTGCTGTTCTTTCAGCAAGTTTTTCTTCCTTTGCAACATCTGTTTCAAACCAAATGTCTGGGCCTAAATTATCTAATTCTATTTTTCTCTGTGCTTGAATTTGTATGTCAGTTTCATTTGCATTAAACTTTGGGTTTTCACATGGATTGAAAACTGGCTTCATATCAAATGGATTTCTGATTACATGTTCAAACATCTTTCTTAAAATTTTTTTCCTCTATCTCTCTCTTTTTTTCTCTTATTTTTAAATCAATCAATAATACTATTGTTGATATTATAGCAATAACATATATCATAACATCTGGTATAATAGTATTCATTTAATTAAGAAATTTCTTTGACTTCTTGTACAACACATTTTGGAATGATTGTAGAATTACCACATTCATCAATGCTGCCATCTTCCTTGAAATTGAAATCACTTACCAATCTGATTACATCTTCTTCATCACTAATGAGAAAACCTGTACTCAGACATCTAGGTAAATTTTCTTCTTTGACATCTTCTATACTTCTCCATGATGAATCTGATGTAATATCAATCCAAAATACATGGACAAATTTATAAGGTATTTTTTTAACTGCTCTACTCATAATAATAAATAACCTCTGGTGTTCATACCGACCTTATGATGAGGTCGAGAGAGAGTAGGTCGATATGAACGGGAACTTTTTGTACCTCATCTTCTAATAACCATTGTATCAGACTGAACAATAATTGTCAAGTTTTTTATACACCTGAAGCACTACCTGGTGCTTGTGGGTATACCTCTGGTGCTTCAATCATAAAATTGTCATCCCAACCGAATGCCTCTTTTACTACATCTTTCGATAAACCTTTGTACACTTGATGTAATCTTTTGTCCTTTGCCGCAATCAATAATTTTGCCTCTGCTGCACACAAACCTTCACACATTTGTATAAACATGTTTTCTTTTTGTGCTTGTGATGTGTCATTATCACCACCTTTGATAAAGTGCCATAATTTTTTTGCCTCTTGGGCCAGAACTGTATGTTCTGTACCTTCAGGTGCTTCATTTGGTGTATATGGAACTTCACCTTCTGGTATTACCCATTCTTTAGTAGGGTCAAAAGATGCTTTTAATAACATTCTTAATGATGGTGTATCATTAATTACTAGTATTGCTACTTTTTCTGATTTTGTTTTCGCCTTATGTACTTTGTCAAGTATCTCTGAAAACAATAATGTAAAATTGCCTTGTCTTGCCATTTTAAAATTCTCCAATTTGTTCAGTTAGACTTTTCAGTCTTTTATCTATAAAATAATCTAATAGTTTACTTCTGTCACCACAAGTAGCACTCTTAAAATCATCTAAGATATTGCCCTCTAATTTTTCTGGTACATTGTCCAAATTAATTAGTTTTTCATTCCTTTGATAATTTCTTTTCAATTCATCATTTAAATCATCAATGTCTTGAGCCAATATACTTTTCATCTTTTTAGATGTTAAAGGCCTTTGCCTTAAATCATCTGTAAAAGTATGGTCAGGTGATAGTACATTTGGAATACCATCTGATTTATCACCTTTTAGTATATGTTCTTTTATATAGACAACTGCGTCAACTCCATTTACAAGTTTTTTTGTAATCGGACTGTATTGACTTACATTGTCATACTTTTGCAACTGTATAAAGTCTTTATCACCTGATACAATCATGATTTTTTCACTTTGATAATGTTTACATAATGTTGCAATTACATCATCTGCTTCTGCCCCATAAGTTTCTACAACTTTGTAGGGTAGAAATTCTTTTATCTCATCTTTAATCTGATTGAGAACTCCAAAAATACTATCCCAATCTTTGCCATCTTCTTCTCTACCTTTTCTACGACTATGTTTATATTGTGGAAATACCTCTCTACGCCAATATGCTCTTGAATCGTAAGTAAGAACTATTTCACCATAATCTTCATTAAACATTGTTCTATACATTCGTACAGAATTTAATATCATATGTCTGACCATTTCTTCCTCTAACTCACCTTTATTCATGTGCAAGTGCATCATTAAAGATGCTAAAGAGATTTGATTCATGTCAACTAATATCATTATTTTTTAATTAAGTTTTGTAAACCTCTTTCTTCTACGATTTCCATTGCAACTTTATTTACATGTAGTCTTGTGGCATCAAGAATCAAGTGGGTCATACTACAACCTCTTATATCACATACATTTTTTAAACTATCATATAAATCTGGTGTAATGTTTTTAAGACAAAGAGATTTGTATTGTGTATTAACATTTTTTCTTTCGTTTTTAAATCTAGGCATAATATTCTCCATTTTTAGAAAGGGTGACCCGAAAGTCACCCCACTAATTCTTAATTAATTAAGAAGCGTATCCTACGCCAGTACCATAAAGTGCTTTAATTCCAGCAGCCACGATAGTTTTATCTGCAGCTCCATTCATTAATACTGCACCTACACCAGCATTGATAATTGCTTGTGTTGGCTCACCCATACGATATGATGTACCACTAGCAGTTTTGTTAATGTATATCATATGACCTTGACTTCTTAATTTATCCACCATTGCTTGTGGTGAAGTTAGGTCAAAGGTGTTTCTTAATTGTGTCCAAGTAAGGGTTCTACCTGATTCGAACGCATTAATTACTCTTTGTGTTTTTGATAGTTTCTTTCTACCCATGTTATAATCTCCTTTTGATTATTAAATTTAACTTGACTAATTTTATGCCTCGTATAGTCATATCGGCAACTACATTATTGTAATTCGTTTTAATATCCCCACCTTCTCTTTCTTCTACTAGAGATTTGTTCTCTTAATTGTCTATACATTTCTAAATAATCTTCTCCCCATTGAAACCTTTCAATTTCTTCTGGTGTCATTGGGTCTGAATATGGTTCTCTTTCTTCAATGTTCATTTATACACCTCTTTGTTCAAATTGGTCATCAACCCAATCTAGTAATTCTTGCCCTTCAAGTCCTAATTCTTGACCTTCTTCATATAACTGTTCCATAACATAATCGTAATAATCTTCACCGTTAATCATCATTTTTCTCCGTATCATCTTTATCTTTTTTCCAATTAGATAAATCTTTTACATCATTATCAAATTCTGTATCTGGTTCAAAAAGAATCTCTGTTTCTGATTCACCTTTAATATCATCTGCCATACCAACTAATTCACTTAAAAGATTTGCATCGAATCTTGAATAATATACATGCATGCCATCTTGATTTTTAGTAGGTTCTGGCGACATTATATTATCTAATAATCCTTGAATAATATGCGGTACTTTTTCTTGTCTTGATATAACACCTTTAATTACTTCTGATAAAAATCCAATATCTAAAATAAATCTTTCATCTGAAATGTTATAATTATTTTCACTTAATGTATGAATTAATTGTACCATTAATTTTTCAGTTAAAATTTCAATTCTATCAAATTTTTCTTGTACTCTTTTTGAAGTATTATTTTTATCTAATGCTTTGTTGTATTTTTCCTTAATCCACTCACCATTATTCTCAATTGGTGTGTCACCCCAAGGGCCTACAAGTATATTTGTTTCATTATCTTTTTTATCTGTCATGATATAATCTTTTTCTCAACTGGTACAATTGCACCTATATATTGTAAATAATTATCTCTAATCTCTGACTTAGGTTCATTTACTGTAATTATATTTTCTTCTTTAATAATCATTTCTTCATTCTCAGCAAATGGTATAAATGGTGAAAAGAATAATCTAGTTTCTTCACCTGAACTCTGATTTTGTGCCATCGGTATTAATACAAATGGTTTTTTAATTGTTGTTGTCACATCATCTGAGAATGTCACTTCTGCCACAACATCTTCGCCTGTTGTGAGGCGTAGTAATTTTACATCTGTCATTTTTATCTTCCTGCCTTTTTTCTATAATTTTTTGAATATTGATGTCGCCCAGCTGTTTCTCTAAGTTTTCTTAACCACCTTTGTCTACCAGCTGCTTTTGCTAATCTTTTCTTTTCACTTTTTTTAGTGTAAAATTGTCTTTCGTTAGTTTCGTTCAAAACTCCAGCTTTAAGTATTTTCTTTTTAAAGATTCTTAATGCCTTATTGATATCATCACCATGAACTCTTACACTTAACCCAGATACTTTTTCTTCTGGTTGTTTCTTTTTAAAATGTTTTTTGTGTTCAAAATTTCGAACTTGAAACTTTTGTCTAGGTTTACTTGAACTACCTCTCAAATTTTGCCTCCTACATAACCATCAGTTAATTCATACACCACATGTATCGCATCGAACTTATTTTCAAATCCTAAAATTTCAAGATTATCCATATTGTTATCTAAAATTTCCAATGCGTCATCTTCTGTAATATCACCACCAATTAATTTTTCAGCAGTCACATGTAAAATATTTTCGGCGTCTTCCATAGCTTGTTGTTTTACAGCACCCATAATTAAGCAACCTCCAACATTGACATTGGTACAGAATATCTACGACCTTGTATATCAACTGTACATCTTTTTTGTTTAATTTTAATAAGTGTACCCAACTCTCTTTTAGTCTTTTGAACCACATACACTTGTTGACCTTCTTTTAATGATGACTTTGCATTCATCACTTGTACATCACGAATAAAATCTATCAGACCATTCAACTCTGATAAATCCATGCTCATGATTTCTTTTCGTATACTCTCTTTCATAATTTACCTCTTTTCATTAATTTACAGCAATCTTAACATATCCATACAAGATATGTCAAGGGTTATTTTAGGAATCTTGGATGCCTCCAATATTCCAATAAAATAGAAAATCCATTAGTTTCTTGTAATTCGTGAAGATACATCATCATTATCCATACATTAGGGTATTGATTTTTTTCATCAGAATAAACTATGTGATAATCTATCATATCTCTCATTTCATCATTTGTGACTTTTGTCATATTTTTGGGGTTTAAGTAATTTGTCATAATTTCCTCTCTCTCTTTCTATGATTATGTAGCTATTATGACAGGTGGAACAAGTATTGTCAAGGCCTAATTTGGCCCTATTTTTGAGGGGTGTAAATGAGAATGATTCCTATTTGAGAATGATTCTCATTTAGAGGGTTTGTAGATTGTGATTAATTCTTCCTTTCCTTTGACTTTGATTTTATCAACTTCTACTGATTTGATGGTTTTAAGTTTTTCCATAGTATAGGAAGAATAGAGGGTAGATACAATACCACCATTTTCCTCTTTGTAATTTCTTGTTGCTGCCTCTAATCTTGCGGCCAAGTTTACCGCATCTCCAATGACTGAATAATCGAATCTAGTATCACTACCCATATTACCAACTATACATGTTCCTGTATTGACACCAGAACCTATATTGATATCTGGTAGTCCTCTTTCTCTAAAATTCTGTTTTAGTCTTTCTGTTTCTTCTGCACATTCGATAGCAGTCTTAACTGCCATCTCTGCATGGTCTTCACAATCAAGTGGTGCATTCCAAAATGCCATAATACAGTCACCCATGTACTTATCAACTGTTCCACCATTATTCAAAACAATCTTAGTCATACGATTTAGATAGTCATTGATAACTTCAACTAATCCCTCTGGGTCATCTTTGTTTTTATAGTATTCTGATATTGGTGTAAATCCTACAATATCCATAAACAGAAAACTCATCTCTTTTCTATCACCACCTAGTTTTAATTTACTTGGGTCTTTCTGTAACTCTGCAACTTGTCTTGGGTCTAGATAAGTTTCAAATTGTTTTCTTATTTGTTGTTTTAATCTAAACTCTAAAATGAATCTGTTAAAGATACTATGCATACCAACTATAGTGATTACAATAATTATCCAACTGACATCTGATAATATTAAATGTGTGTTAAACAGATAATAAGAACCATAAACACTTATACCATAAAGTGATAGTAAACTTAAACCAACAAACCAATAAGGTGTAAATCTTGCAATCAGTATAACTACAATACCTAGAATAAAAGATAAAACTAATTCTAAAAATGAACTAATGTCATAACGATTAATTTGTTTGCCATCTATCATAGTTTGTAATGTGGATGCCGATAACATATAATCATATTGTTCACCAACTGGTGTTGCAATAATTCCACCTAGACCTTCTGCAGTCATTCCTATAATTACAGTACGACCTTCAAACTTTGAAAAGTTATTCTCTGAGGCTGATATAATTTCAAACTGTTTGTTCCAATGTAACCAGATTCTAGCATTTGGGTCTGTATTGATAATAGGAAACCCTGGTACTCTTATTGCTTGAACTCCGCCATCACCTGCCTTAACTTGATAACTTGGATTACCTGTTGCAACTCTAATCACTTCTACTGCCATGGTAGGATAAGTGTCTTCACCTATTCTCATTATCAATGGTATTCTTCTTACAACACCATCTATTTCTGGTGCAGTATTGATTACACCAACTCCATTTGCATTTTGACCTAGCATCGGGATTGGCCCTAACATACCATCCCACTCAAAAAGATATGGTAATGGATTTCCTATTTTTGCAACTCCTCTTGGAACAGAGTTTTTATTGATTTGAGATGTACCTACTTGTGCAATCACAACACCATTGTCTATCAATGTTTGTGATAATATATCATCACCACCTAATCTATCTTCTTCTGAAAATAGTATAGGTATCATAATCACACCAGCACCTGATTGTCTTAAATTTGTTATGACCTCTGCAATGACATTTCTTGACCAAGGCCATTGTCCATACTTTTCAATTGCCTTTTCATCTATCGTAACTATACCAATGTCTTGTGATAATTCTTTTTCTTCTTGTTGTATCAGAATGTCAAATGATTTTAATTTTAATATTTCTTTGACATATGGTTCTTGTAAACCAATAAAAGTTAAAGCAATAAGAGTTATGAACGAGAATGTCCAATGAGTTAAAAATTTTTTCATAATTATTGTTGTGTTACTGATATAGAACAACCACCAGATGTATTACAAGTTTGTGATAGTGAGTAAGATTGTGCTGTTGAATTACTTTTTTGTGTTACACTTAAATTAGTTCCATATGAACCATTTAAACTTACTGTGCCAGTATGTCCAGCATTTTTTATTTGTTTCCAATGTACAGTATTGTCATCATTATAAATGTTTAGTGTGGCAGTTTTATCATGACCATGTGTTTGTTGTATTTGAACATTGTTATCATCTGAATACACATTAACATTTTGAGTATGTTCTGTATTTGAATCATTGTTTCTACTTGATAAAGTTATATTGTTTCTATCACCAGTTACAAGTAGATTCATATAGTGACCACCATATTCTGTGCCATCATATTCCCAATTACCACTTGTTGATATATTATATCCTTGACCCATTTTGATTGTATTATTATTTGCTGTGTAAGCATTAAGTATCATATGGTCTTGTTCACAATTTGAACCTCTAGAACATCTTTGTCTAGCATAAACTGTATTACTATCATAATCAATTTCTAAGTCCATGATTGAATTATGTGTTTTTTGGATAGCGTAAATATTATTATCATCTCCATGATTATCTAGATACATTGTATTATTACTACCTAATTGTTCTGCTGACATTGTACTAGATGTTTGACCATCTGAACCATAGTAGTGTTTGTATAAACCTATTTTATTATTATCACCTGTTTGTGAAAAATTTATAGTTTGATTATTACCATAAAGTGTAGCAGGTGATTGTGCTGTACTTTTTGTTGACACTCTATTATTTTCACCATCCTGTGTTATATCAATATCTACACTACTACCACTTTGATTTATATAAATTTCATTTGCAAAAGAAAGAGAAGCATATGAAGTTAACAGTATTAACAACATAAGTAAACTACTGAGCTTGATAAATTGTGATGTCATTTTCTACTCCCCCTATTTCGTAATCTATAATTTCAAAATCTTGTTGTGTTATATTTAGTACATAACCATACTCTTTGTTTAGTCTTAATTCAATTTTATTGCCAGCAGCATCCTCTCTACTCCAAAACCAATTTGGGTCTTCATCTAATAATATAATACCTGTTTCTGGGTCTTTACCTAATTTAACATCTCCTCTTGTTTTTTCTTTGTCAAATTCATTTCTCATTTGTAAGGCAAGTTGTCTATTAATTTGTTCAAGAATATCTGCCAAGAAATTTTGCTCTAGAAAATCTATGTCTAATCCTGTTGCCCAATTTTCAGTTTCATCTTCTAAATAATCTACATCTAATTCTTCAAACTCTAGAAAGTCTAAGTCTAATGCATTGGCAATTACAGCAAGTTTTTCTTTATTTTGTTGTTCTTCTATTTCTCTTGGTTTAGATATGATTAATAAATTACCTATTAAGTTTTCATCTATGTCTAATGTTACAGGTTTCATAGGTCTACTAGATACTGTTTCTACAACTGTGGCTTGAAATGCTTGACTTAATATAACTTGTCCAGCATCTGATGTTACATCAATCTCACCAACATAACAATTACCACTTGTATCACATGATGGTAATAGTATAATTGTAGAACTACCTGTTTCATCTATGGTCATTGTAAAGTCTGTTCCACGAACACCGATTGTTGCAGTTGGTGTTTCTATCTTTACATTTTGTTTTGAGTTTTTTGCAATCTGACCAGAGGCATATCTTACTGTACCCAAAGATGCCTTTAATGACAAGGCACCTGTTTTTGTATTTGGGTCATAAACAAATTCATCAATTACTAGTTTAGAATGTTCTGTTACATCTACTCTAGTATCATCAACAAATTCAATGGCAGTTTTACCTTTGCCAGTTTTAACGGTATCATAAGAAAAGATGTCTAAGTCTATTATACTAGAAAACTCACCACCATCTTTTCTTTCTACAATACCGCTACCTTCTTGTAATATAACATCACCAATAGACGCACTAAATGCATTAGTGCTAAACAATAACATCATAATAAAAAACTTTTTCATTAGTCTGTTTGTGTTATGTCTATATCGTGATTATCACCAGATGTTGTTAATGTTATCATGTTGTCATAAACACCACTTTGAGTTATATCAACATCAGCGATAGAACCTGTATGTGTATGAATATATGTGTGACCATTTACATCACCATCACCATCTATATCAACTAAGAAATTATTTGTATCTCCATTGACTGATAATGTTAGTATTGCTGAAGTACCATCTATTGTACCCAAAATTGTGTTACTATCACTACCACTTGCACCAGTAATAGTTACTGTTGCATTAGTAGCTGCTGCCGTTTCACCAATATCTATATCAAGGTCGTTAGATGAACCTACCCAAACGATAGATGCTGTTGCAGTACCACAAGAACTATTATTTCCTGCACTATCACAATTAAAGTCTATATTGTTTGAGTTACCTGTTACAGAGAATGTACCTGTATAGGTCGCACCATTAACATCAAAAGTCATGACATTATTATTACCAACTTGTGTAATTGCCAAGTTTGTTGTCGCACCAATCACACTAGAAGCTGTTGTAGAACTACCTACTGTGTTGTTTTGACCATCTTGTGTTACATCTAAATCTAATGTAGCACCAGATTGGTTTATATAAATGTCATTAGCATAAACTGATAACGAAATAAACATCACCGATAATATTGTGATTATTTTTTTCATTCTTCTACTCTCCATTTTTTGAACTTCCAATAGTCTAATTTTTCGCCCTTTTCAACCATTTTCAAAACTGCATACTCAATGGCAGAACGAATAGCATAATCTATGGGTTCGTTTACAGCTTCACCAGTTTCTATCTCTAAGGCCTTAGTTCTTAAATCAAAGAATCTAAAGACATCAGCACCAGTCTGATAACTTGCAATAGTTTTGTTCGCTGATACTGTCATCAACACTTCTCCTGTTTGCACTGCTATTACCCTCATGGCAACTGCCACTTGGTCTGTTCGATATTGTTTGGAAGCCCCAATACCGAATGCCCTTGCACCATCACCGCCACTTACGATATTAGTATCGTAACTGACAATACCACCCTCAATAATAAGTCCAGCAAATATTAGTGGTTTTAGTACATTATTTGCTTTTTGCTCACCATCATATTCTAATCTTGTTGACCTAACTAGTTGTCTTTCTCTAACTAGGTTCTGTAAACCTTTTCTTTCTACTACAATAAACCAATCACCACCACTTACTTTTTTAAGTGCATCTATTAAATACGATTCTGGTGATTGGCCAATTGCCGTACTTAATTGAGAAAATCTATCATTAGGTTTTCTCTGTCCTGTTCTATCAGGGAAATCATAAATTGCAATAGTTATTTTTTCTTGGTCTAAATCAGGTACACCTCTTAACAAATCTCCTGTTCTAGAAGTTTGTGTAAAAGGCTTCTCTGAATATTCGACATAACTTCCCATTGTTGTCGAACAACCAGACAGACACATGCCTGCTAAAAATATTAGTACATAAGTCCAACTCATAATTTTTTTAAAATATAAAGTCACCAACTGGTACAGATAATGTTGATACTGTTCCTGCTGGGTCAGTTATTGTCAATGTTATAATTTCTGTTGAAGTATCTTTCACCCAATAAATTGTTGAACCTTCTACTTCTGCCGTTCCACTTGTTGCACAATCAGATGTACAACTTGTGCCAAACATATTATCAACTAATTGTTTAGATAAGTTAGCATAGATACGACTTTCTACATTCGCAATAAACTTATTAATTGTTTTATTTTTTTCATCTCTCTCTGCTTGAGATAATGCAGATTTCTCATCTTTAATTCTGTCATTTTCTCTAGTGTATTGTAATTGTTCTATAGATAATGCATGTTGAGAATATCCCTCTTTGCTAAAAGCGGGATTACCAAACTTGTGAGTTAACTCACTTGCTGTGCTAGTATTGGTCAAGGAAATACATAATGCGAAGAATACTAACACTAATTTTTTTAATTCTAGTGTTATCATATATGTATTTATAAGAATTGACTTATTTATTTTTCTTTTTAGGTGGGTCTTTTTTCTCTTTTTCTCTCAATTCTAGGACAGTATTGACTTTACTTTTTAATCTTATGATATCATTGTCTAACATTCTCACTCTATCAATGAGTGCAATGAGCACAACATTCATTTCACCTAGTTTTACTTTAATTTCTGTTGTTACATATTTGTATATAAAATATATAAACCAACCCATGCCGACTGCAGCAATTGTTGCAAATCCATATTGTTTTAAAATATCTATTATCCAAGCATTTTGCATCAATCACGCCTCGCATCATTTTTACCATCTGCTCTAGATATTCTATCTTCATCTGGTTTTAAATTTAAAGAATGTGATATAAGTAAATCTAATTTTATCATATCATGATTCATAGTTTTAACTCTATTGTCTAACATAGTAATTATGGCATGCATAGTTTTAACTTGACCAACAACAGATTCTAAAATATATTTTATAATTAGGTAAATAAAAAAACCCATTATAAGCGCAGCTGCAACTGGTAAACCAAACTCTGCTAGTATTTGAAAAAATAATTTCATAGTCTATTATTTATTAAACAAAGAAACAAAATATTCAGCATCTACCACAACTAATGGTTTTGCATTATTTCTTTTAATTACAACTACAGGCTCATAGTTACCAGAATTTTCTTCTGCTTGTTTATATGATTCCCATACATTTACTTTTTCTTGATTTTTACATTCGATTGATAATGGAAACTTTTCTCTTGCTGCTCTTGCCATAATTAAATCTTCACCACCAGCACCCATGCTTCTTGATTCAATATCTTCTGGGTGCACTTCTAATTTTTCAATTAAAAGATTTCTCATCCATTGTTGTAGTTTTCTACCTTTTGCTTTTGCACTTGATGTTTTCATAATTTTGTCACCGTAAAATCTATTGCCATTCTTTGTTTATTAGGTGTTCTAATTTTATCACTTGAATGTTTTACATTTGGGTTAAATACAATAAACTCTGTGGGTATCATAGGATACACTTTTTCATTATACCAAAATCCACCGCCATCATATATATCCCAATCTGTACTTAATAATCCTAAAACTTTAACTTTATCTTCATCCCAATTATCTGTATGAATATTTAGTGGTGTCTTACTATCTTTTAAACTAATACCACAAAAATGAACCTCAGGTATAAAGTAATCTTTACCCCCTGCCTCATAAATTTGTGTAAGTAAACCTATTGCAATTCCAGCAAGTAAAGGATTTTTATAATTACCATGTTCTATGAGATTTAGTTTGGATAAATTAATCTTTGCATAATCTTCTTCTGCAATTTGTTCATTATCCCAAAATTCAACAGAGGGTATAAAATGTTTGAACATATTTAAATATGTCAATGCACATGATTTTTTTATTATCTTTGGTGGTTCAAATGTCGTAGGGGTCATCATTTAATTCTTCAACTTCACGCGTAAATTCATCTGTTAATTCTGCACTACAAAATGGACAATACCTAACTAGATATTGTGTTCCTAACATTTCGTATTCTATTGTGAAAGATGCTTCGCATGATTCACATACTATTTCTTTGATTGGCATAAATTTCCTTATTAATTATATGCAGTTTCCCAATTACCTGATAGTCCTGCAACTTCATATTCAGTTACACGATTCTCAAAAAAGTTTGTATGGTCTGCACCATTTAGTATCCACTCTAACCATGATAGTGGATTCTCTTTTACTTTAAATGTTGTTTTTAGTCCTAATTGTAATAATCTTCTGTCTGTTATATATCTGATATATTTTTTAACATCATCAGCAGATAGACCTTCTATATCACCTAGACTGTATGCCAAGTCAATAAATTTATCTTCTAGTTTTACAATCTCTGTAGCCATCATGTAAATTTCTTTTTTAAAACTATCATCTACAAGTTTAGGATGTTCGGCACAGAATGATTTAAATAAATTAGAGTTACCCTCTACATGCATAGATTCATCACGAATAGACCACTCAACAACTTTACCCATTCCTTTCATCTTACCAAATCTTTGAAAGTTAAGTAACATAACAAATGAGGCAAATAAAGCAACACCCTCATTGAATACAGATTTTGCAAGTGCAAGTGCAAGTCCTCTGTGTGTAGAGTTATCTGACTTCTGCATGTATTCAATTTTATTTGCCATCTCTTTATATTCTAAAAATGCATGATACTCACTATCTGGTAATCCAAGTGTATCATTTAATAATGCATATGCTCTTTGATGTACACCTTCTCTATTTGCAAAAGAACCTAACATGTTTCTAACTTCATTATTTTTAAATTTAGGTATGAACTGGTCATAATAATTTTGACCAACTGCTACATCTGACTGTGTGAATAATCTAAGTATGTTTGTGATGTAATCTTTTTCTACTTGTGTTATTTTATTCATCTTCCAATCTGTAACATCTTCTGATAAATCAACTTCATCTTCAATCCAATGTGCCTTTTCATGTCTTACTGTTAAATCAACAGCCCACGGATAATAAAATGGTTTGTATGTTTCTGAAAGTTTAGTAAGAGAACCACCTCTACCTTTTAAAATTGTTTCTTGTTTTTTAAGTAGTTCAGCATATCCACCAATACGATTACCATCTACAAATATTTGAGGCACTGTATTAATCTGTGGAAGTTTAATTCCTAATTGTTCTTGACTGTGGTTTATTCTTTGGAAAAATGATAACCTTTCTTCTTCGTTATCTAAATTATGTTCTATGATATCTATGTTGAATTCTTTGAACCATTGTTTTGCTTGAACGCAAAATGGGCAATCTGTTTTTGTATAAATTTGTACTTCCATTGAAATCTCCTAACCTTGACAAGCCTCGCAGTCTTCTTCTGTGTCTTTAACTTCTGAGTAATCTTTTAATTTGTTTAACTTAACTTTTTCAGCAACATTCTCTGCTCTGTGAGATGTTTCCGTTCTTAAATAATATAATCCTTTGCATTCATCTTTCCATGCCTGCATGTGCACATCATGTAAATATTTCTTAGAAGCTCCTGCTGGGAAAAATATATTAAGTGATTGACCTTGACATAAGTATTGTTGTCTTTCACCACCTTGTGTTATTATCTCTCTCTGATTTATTTCTATTGCAGTTTTAAAAACTTCCTTGATACTATCATTTATAAAATCTAAATGCTGAACCGAACCACCATTAGTAATTATTGATGTCCATACTTCTGGTGTGTCCATATTTAGTTTTTGTAATTCTTCTTTTAAATATTTGTTTTGTATTAAATGTGACCCTGCTCTTGTTCTGTGT